ACTCGTAGAAATTCAGGTGAAAAATAAGAAGACCAATAACAATAACAATAACACAAAATCTGTAGTATCTAACTACAACTCAAACGCGAATGCAAATTCGAATGAATCCAAGAAGATGAAATATGGCTCCCGTGAGAATTTTATAAATGCTAAAAAGGTTGAACTCCGAGAATTGAACAAGAACACAAGTACAAACTTCAGTAGAAATATAAACCGCATGGAAAATCGAACAAACGTCGCAAAACTTCGTGGGAGAATCGAAGGAGCTGTTCGTAGAAATGAATCCTTGAAAAAGGTTCCACCCAGAAATCAGAAGTTCATTCAAACGGGTATATCCGCCCAGGCTTCAGTTAAAGCGAATGCGAGGCGAGCAGAACTCATGGCTCGTAAAGCTGCGAAGAAGAAGCCACCCACGAAGGTCGAGCCTGTGAAGGTCGAGCCCGTGAAGGTCGAGCCCGTGAAGGTCGAGCCCGTGAAGGTCGAGCCCGTGATGACCAACATAGAGCGAATCAAAAGGGCTGGTGCGGTTTCTGAGGCGAGGCGTGCGGCGAAGGCTGAATTACGGAAGAAAAATAGGCAAGTTGCCAAATCTACCGGACAAGGTGTCAAAGCTACACAAAAAAAGCAACAAATAAAGCGTAAGTAAACTCGAAAATATCTAAAAATGCATCTAAAAATGATTCACATTGACGACGACTGCACCGTGATTACCGACATGCCTCTCAGCGACGAGGTTGCCGATTTTATTAGTACTGGTCTTCATAGAGACATGTCGAACGAGGATGTAGAGGGGTGGTGTGATACAAATTTGGATGAACTCGTGAATATTTATGAGAAGTACAAAGGTACGTACTTGTCATATGGATTAGCGGAGATGACTCTCTTTTTTTCACAGACAGTCTATGAGAGAGACAATGTACACGAAATGATTAGCGACTTTGTAACCTTTCAGTAATTATAATTTAAAGATATAAAGTACCTTTAAGCTAATGAATACATGCGACGTGTGTTGTGAAAAGATAAATAAGATACACCACAAAAAAGTCGAATGCCCCTTTTGTGATTTAGTGAGTTGTCGATCATGTTCACAAAAGTATCTTCTCTCAACGTTTGAAGACCCCCATTGTATGGGGTGTAAAACGTTATGGAATCGTGAATACATCGATTCATTTTGTACGAAGTATTTTAGAAATACTGAACTTAGACGACACCGTGAAAATATACTGTTCGAACGGGAAAGGGCGCTCATGCCTCAGACACAAGTTGAAGTTGAGAGGATACTCGAGATAAGAAGACTTAGACATGAAGCCACGGAACTTCGTCAGACTTTAATCGATATTTACCAGACACATAGGATGTCCTATCCGATTACAGAAGATGTACTCACACAATACCCAGAAATAATAGCATTACATCGCGAGTTGGAAGCAGTATATGTTAAAGTCGAAGAATTGAGGAATCTTGGTGAATTAAATGTGAATGGTCAAATAAAATTTACGCGTAAGTGTCCAATTGAGGAATGTAAAGGATTCCTAAACGAAGAGTATTTTTGTGGTTTGTGTCGTAATAACTTCTGTAAAGATTGTTTAGAACCTATCGGAGATGACCACGCATGTGACCCACGAGTTGTAAAGACGATGAAATTGTTAAATCGAGATAGCAAGTCGTGTCCCAAATGTGGAACGGTCATATACAAATCCAGTGGGTGTTCACAAATGTGGTGTATCAACTGTCACACAGCGTTCGATTGGAGATCTGGTGAAATCGCGACTGGGCGTATACACAATCCACATTTTATCGAATTTAAGAGGAAAGGGGGTGCGAGTAGGGAACATGGAGATATTCCGTGTGGTGGTATTCCCACATACAGGGAACTGCGTCAAGCCGAGGCATCCGACGAATTACTTAATCTATCAACCTATATCTTTTATGCGGATAGGGAGAATGCGTACATTGACTTGGAACCCATTCATAACTTACATACCCGTGTCGCGTATATGCTCAATCAACTCGACGAAAAGACGTTTAAAACATTTTTACAGAGACAGGAGAAATTTAAGGATAAGATGAGGGATATGTCACATATATTTGAAATGCTTACACACACAGGTGGAGATCTCCTCCGTCAATTTGTACTCGAACCATCACGACAACTGGAAATCGTAGACTTGTTATCAAAATTGTTGACGTATGGGAATGAAATTTTTGAAACAATACGAAAAAGATATAATTGTGTATTACCAAAAAATTTATATTTCTAAATACTATGATGAATGATAGTTTGGTTATACTCATATTGGCTCTTGTAATTATGTATATGTTACCGAGATATCCAGAACCAACGTTGATTGAGAATTTTCTAACCGAAGAGGAACGAAGACATATCATACAAAAAGCTTCGGGGAAACTGGAACCATCAACCATCTCAGCAGACAAGACGATAGACACAAGTTTTCGCAAGAGTGATACAGCATGGTTGGGTAGAGAAGATACAATTATAGATACCGTGATGAGAAAATGTCTGAAATACACAGACAGACCTATAGACAACTACGAGAAACTCCAGGTTGTTAGATACAAAGCTGGTGGATATTACAAACCCCACCAAGATTCGTTCGCGAATGAGGAGAACATGCGAATGTATACATTCATACTCGCATTGAATGATGGATACAGTGGTGGTGAAACTGTATTCCCAAACATAAAAAAATCGTATACACTCAAGGCTGGTGATGCGTTATTTTTTGATACGTTAGATAACTACAATCTCATTACATCCAAAGCTTTACATGGTGGTAAACCTGTAAAGTCGGGGGATAAATGGATTTGTAATTTATGGGTAAGGAAATACCCGTATCCAAACGGACTTCCGTCTCATTGATCTACGGCGACGATTACTCTTTTTGGGTTTTTTGGTTGGTGGAGATATCCTTGAAGCTAATTTTTTAATAAAATAAAGTTCGTATGTAAATTTTTCGAAGCGTTCATCATCTTCAGAAAATTCTATATTCTTTTTGTAAATTATATTCCAAAGTTTTTTATATTTTACATCCGGAATCATCAAACATTTATAATACTTTGTGACAAATTCAAAAAGTTGTAGTGCATATGCTACCTTTTTATTCTCATCTTGTTCATCCTCAAATTGTATGCGAGAATCAATTATCTTATCAGTCATCTCACACACCGTGAATAGATCGAGATACGTAAATTTAGAACACGTGAAACAAGAAACGCCACCGTCATTGAATTGTTTTAAAATACAATCATCACAAAACGCGTGGTCACACGATAACTTGGTTCTATAGTACATTGGTTTGTCACAAGCCCCACACTCTTCATTCACGACATGTTTATGATCCGCACACAATCGAGTATCGTCTATGACATATTTTTTACAGGGATAATTATCAGGTCCACAAGCGATGCATAACATCCTTAAATATATTTATATTACAAAACTTTAATATACATGTCATCATATTTGGAATTACCAACTTACACATATGAAAAAATGACGATGGATGAAAAACGGTTGTTCAGAAGGGATTTTGAAAAACCAGTTGTTATACGAGGATTGTACGAGCCAGAAGCGAAAAAGATGACCATGGAAAAAATCATTTCCATGTTTGATGATGTCCGGTTACCCATAGAAGTGTACAAAACAGAAAATACACACACCTGTTCCGCGAGTGTAAAAGAATATACGATGGAAAAACTGTTTAAACACTGGAAAACAAATAAGTCACCATTATTATATTGCGCAGAAGTTGATTTATTCGAACAGGATGTTTCAGAAAAATTGTTGAAATCCTTACATAACCCAAAAACAGAACAGAAGGTAATTGATGAATTGTTATTATATTTAGGTAAAAATCATAAAACTGGTTTACATTTACATGTCAATAATGATTTTATACTAAATCAATTATTTGGGAGTAAAACAGTTTACATCTTCGGTAATTATGACAATCCAAACATTCGTAAAAATTCATTCTTTAAATTCAGTAGTTCCAATTTTGCTGTAGGCGATTTTTTTGAAATGGATCACAGCAAAATGAAAATTTATAAAACGATATTATATCCGGGTGA